ATTAAGTTTTGCGAATATTTTGACGGAGAAAATAGTTTGACCGATCTTGATAAAATGCTAGATTTATAATCGTTTCAGTGTAAAATTATATTGATGACAGATCAGAGTGGAACAAATTCACAGGAAAACTTCGCCATACCAGAAAGTTTTTTAAACAAAATGTATGAGTTTACAGGGGATGGTAATGACGGAGGGGGCTTTATAATCGCTTATGTTAATCAAGATGGTTCTATTGCTATTAATTGTAAGATAGGATCTCAGATTGTTGAAATGGGGCTAAGAAAGGCTTTAGAAACTTTTTTAACCGACATGGAGTTTGGTGAAAAAATTACAGACCGAAATGATGAGGACGTAGATCCAGATTTAGCTTGACATTTGATTTTTTGACGTTAAATTATTTGCATGATTCATTCGCTTGAACTAGAGCAGCACTTGCTAGGGGGCTTAATTAAATATCCCGACACATACTCTGAAATTGAAAATTTCATAGATGAAAATGATTTTTTCGCTGACCAGAACCAAACAAACAAGACTATCTTTTTAGCTTTAAAGCAATGTATAGACAAGGGTGACTCAATAGATCATGTTGTATTAACGCAGCGCATACTTTCTTACAAGATAAGTTTCCCTCAGGATCTAGATATCACAAATTACATCCACTCTCTTTCAATGAGGGCAATTTCTCCTGCGCAAGTAATTCAACATGCGCAAGAGTTAAAAAAGATAACCATACGAAGAACTATTTACGAAGCTGCTAAAGATGTAGCTAAAAAAGTTCAAGGTATGTCTACTTCTTGTGATTTCGATGAGATTATCGAAACAGCAGATGAAGCTTTTAATACTAAAATCAACCTTTTTGATAATGGGCCAGAAAAACCTGTCAATATTTATGATGAAATGTTTGACTTTGTTGAGGAGAGGGGTAACAACCCTATTGAAGAATTTGGTATGGCTGGTCCACACAAAAGACTTCAAGAGCTTTATGGCTCTCTTTTGAGACCCGGAAATATCACCGTTTTTGTCGCTAGGTCAGGCGTTGGAAAAACTAAGTTCACTTTAGATTTTTGTACAAAAGTTTCAGAAAAATATAACGTTCCAATTTTACATTTTGACAATGGGGAAATGAGTAAAGAGGAAATTATCACTAGACAAGCGTCAGCGATAACAGGAGTTCCTCATTATTATATAGAGACAGGGTTGTGGAGAAAGAAGGATGAAGAGACTGTCAGAAAAGTAAGGACTGCTTTAGAAAAACTTAAAACTCAAAACGCCAAACTTTATTATTTTAATGTTGGAGGGTATACTGTAGATAAAATGGTCGCAACTTTAAAAAGGTTTTACTATTCAAAAGTTGGCAGAGGTAACCCTATGATATTTTCCTTTGATTATATCAAAACAGACTCAAGTCCATCTGGAAATAAATCAGAGTGGCAAGTTGTAGGAGAGATGGTTGACAGATTCAAAAGAACCATCCAAAGAGATATCCTTAAAGATGGGGAGCCGATTATTCCTATGATGACATCTGTTCAAAGTAATAGGTCTGGTGTAGTGAATAATAGAAGGGCTCAGGATGTAATTGATGATGAAAGTATTGTTTCTCTGTCCGACAGAATCACTCAGTTTTGTTCTCATATGTTTATCTTAAGAAAGAAGACTATTGATGAAAGGCAGGATGAACCAAATTTTGGTACGCATAAACTCATAAATGTTAAATCTCGTCATCTTGGAAAAAGCTATAATCGAGCTACCGAGCTAGTAAGAATGCCCGACGACAGTCTTAAACATAATGCAGTTCATATACAAATGGACGCTTTTACTGCTGATGAAGTCGGAGATCAGCTGGACTTGGCTAATGCAATTGGAGCGGAAGGGAACATAGAGCAACATGAAAGACGAGACGACCCAGTACCCCAAGCTTAATACGGAAGATATAAGAGATACTCTTGTTGATTTAGGTTTTAATCTGAATGATAGGGGCCCTTATTGGCAAACAACCGCCATATGGAGAAATGGAGACAATCCTACTGCGGTACAAATTTACAAAGATTCTGGTGTTTGGAAAGATTACGTTGAACAAAGTGGCCCTCAACCTTTTGTAAAGCTTATTGCCAAAGTGCTTGGTACTTACAATAGCAAAGTTATACAAAAGTATATAAAAAAAGATGGTCAAAACCAAGATTTCTTAGAAGAAACCGGATCAAAAGTTACTATCAAAATGCAAAAAACATATGAATCAGATATTTTAGAAAAGTTTCTACCTCATCACAAATTCTATACTGATAAAAATATTTCACTTCAAACAATCAAACTTTATCAGGGCGGTTATTGTACCTTTGGTAAAATGAATGGTAGGTACGTTTTCCCTATCTTCCAAAAGCAAGACCCGTCTAAAATTATTGGTTTCACTGGTAGATATTTAAGATTTAATTCCAATACTACGCTGCCAAAGTGGAAGCATGAAGGCTTGAGAAAAAGTTGGCTTTACCCTTTGTACATTCCTGTAAAAGGGTCTTTACCTTTTTTAGAAGAAGCGAAAGAAAAAAAAGAGATCATTATAGTTGAAAGTATTGGAGACAGTTTAGCTTTAACTGAGAATAAGATGAAGAATCATTTGGTGACATTTGGGCTAGGACTGTCTTCAGATCAAATATGTGAACTTGTTTCTCTTAGTCCAGATAAAATTATTATATCACCAAACAATGATTCGGGTGGAGAATCAAACGCTGGGCTTGAATCTGCAATAAAAGATTTTGTTAAATTATTAGATTTTTTTGATATCAGTAAACTGCAAATTAAATTACCTATATCTAACGATCTTTCCGACTCTCATGTACTGGGAACTTTTAATGATTGGGCTGAAAAATCTCCTAGGCAATCTTTGCAAATTGAGCATGTGTTAAAAAAACTAGAATCTCACAGAGGTAAGTTTATTATAAAAAACGCAAAAACTTTGCAATCTAAAATTAATTTTTTGAAAGAACACTTAGGAGATGAGTAGCGAAAAACCAAAAGTTAAACTGTCGGCTAGCAGACTTAAAACCGCAAAAACGTGCAGCTGGCTTTACTGGTCTAAATATCACTTAAAGCTACCTGATAAGTCTAACGACGGCGCTTCTAGAGGTCATATCTGTCACTTAATTTTCGAATGTTTAGGAAACCCAAGGCATAAAGCGTCTTTCAAAAAAATACTTAAATCAAGAGATATTTTCTGTATTCCTTCTATCGAGAAGTTAGTTTTTAAACACGCTAAACGATTAAACGTAGATGATGAAGAAAACATAGCTTTGATTAAACAGATGACTCTAGAGGGCTTGTTGCACGATTTTTTCGGGTCTAAAAGAGTCAAGCCAGATGAAGCTCATTCTGAGTACGAATTTGATTTACATATTAAAGACGAGGAAAAGGACTATTGCATAAAAGGATTTATTGATAAATTATTCTTGTACAAAAAAACTAATTCAGCAGTTATTCGAGACTTTAAAACTAGTAAGTCGGTATTCAAGGGGGAAGAGGTTACCAAAAACCTTCAAGATTATATTTATTGTTTAGCTGTGCGGCACATGTTTCCAGAATATAATAAAAGGCGCAGCGAGTTTTTATTTTTAAAATTTGATTTATCCGCAGATGGAAATCTAAAGATGAAGAGAATCAACGACAACAAATTAGATCAATTTGAAATACAACTCACTAAATCACAACAATATTTAGAAAATTTTAGCATCAGGAATGCTAAAGCTGGTTTTGCTGCCGATAAACCAAAACCAAAAGATGGTACTTTTGGTGGCCAATTAGCTTGTGGGTTTGCTAAGTTTCCGGGACAACTTAAAAAAGATGGTTCTCCTATGTGGCATTGTGCGTATAAATTTCCATTTGATTATTATTCTTTAGTAGATGAAAACGGCAGAGTTATATCTTCAGAATTTCCTGAAAACTACTATGTTTTGCTGCAAAAAAAGTCAGAAACTGATGAGATAAAGAAAATGCACTATTCTGGTTGCCCACGTTGGAATTACACTTGACACCCTTTAGCTTTTATGTTATTTTGCTTTTATGACTTTGCCTATATTTAAAAGCCACTACAGTATTGGAAAATCTATTCTAACCTTAAAGCCTTTGTCTAAAGTAGAGGAAGGGGGTTCTGATAGCATTATTGATATAGTCCAAGATGCTGGCCTCAAAGAAGTTGTACTGGTTGAGGATACCATGCATGGTTTCCTAGAAGCAAAAAGAAACTGCGAAAACGCTGGTATTAAATTAATCTTTGGAATCAGAGTTAATGTTTGCGAGTCTTATGAGAGCGAGAAAGGCCGAATAGATTCGCACAAAGTTATCTTTTTTGCTAAAAATGATGAAGGGGTTAAATCATTATACAAAATTTACTCCTGTATTCACTGCGATCAT